CTAATATATGCGTTGTCTTTCCTGTTTCATCTATGGCGTGAAATTTATTATTTTTAAATCTTGATGTATGTTTATAACTAAAAGATTTAAAACCTAATTCCCTACTCATTGTTTGGCATTCTTCTACTTGATGTTCATTATGTTTAAAAACTAACATATGCCATTTTGCAAAACCACCTGCTTTAATAAATGCTTTAGCATTTGTAATTATTTTTTCCCAATTAGTAGAAACACGATAAAGATGATGAGTATCTACCAAACCGTCTATACCAAAAGTTATTTTTACTTTTTCTTTAGCTAACGCCTCCCACCAATCTGTATCTCTAGCACTACCGTTTGTATGCATAGCTAATCTAATTTTTGGATTAACAGTTCTAATATACTGATAAATTTCTAAAGTATCTTGAGCAATTATAGGATCTCCTAAATTACCACACATGAATAAACTATCTAATTGAATTAAAAATTCTGTAGGAAACCATTTTTTAAATGTATCTAAATTAATTTCTACAAGATGTATCAATGGATTTAAAGGACCTCCACCTATTCTTCTAGGACACATAGGACATCTAGCTTGACATTTGCTAGTAATTTCTAAATGCACATCTTTTATTTCTGTATAATTATACATCTTCTTCCTTTGGTAAAAGATCATCAAACTCTTGTTGCGTAATCATTTCTAATTCTACTGCATCAGCACCTTCTTTGTAGTGTTCATCAACTTCTTCTAATATCATTTTATATGGTAGACTATAATGCCACACCACTTCCTTTTTACCCTTTGTCACTATACACTTATAATTGTCTAGTTTCATTTTTTTCCTTTGGTATTTTAGAATCAGCCGAACTTACACACGTTGGTGTAATACAAACTTTAGGCTTATCAAATAATTTAAAACCACCTTCTATTGTTCCTAATGGCTCGTCATGACAACTGTAGCCTCTTTTAATTTCTCCTCCCGGTTCTCTTATAATACAACTTTGATATCCAGCACTACAACTCCAACCTTTAAATTTATTAAATCCAAATGCATTAAGTCTTTCTGCTTGGTCTATTTCATATTGTTTTCCTAAATTATCAAACAATATTAATTGTTTTGCTTCATGGTTCATTTCATTTTGTAATATATTAACTTGTTCTTTTGTATATCCTTGTACAATAAAACTTGCTGTAGTGTCACTTTGGGGTTTAAGAGTAACGTGTAATCCTTTATCTCTAAATCTTTTACATCTATCAAAATACTCATCCCATCTATCAGGCACCATAACTTGATTAATTGTTATTAATACACCTTGTTCTTGTAAAAATTTAAGTTTATTTCCAAATTCTTCTTCATTAGAAAATTCTGCATGGTAACTTGCTGTAATACCTCTACGATCCAATGGATAAGTTGCATCTAACCAACGACTCCACCATTTAAGACCTGGACTACAATTACTAGTCATATGAACACTAAGATATTCGCTAGTAGGATCTGCATAATATTCTAATAATTCTATTAAACCTTTATATGTTGTTGGTTCTCCCCCACTAAAACTAAAATGAAATTTACTAAATCCATTTTCTTCTGCTTGTCTTTTAATTTCTTTCATAGTATTTTGATATTGTTCTAAAGGTCTATGATCTAAAACTTTACTTTTAGCATAAGGCCAACAATAGCTACAATCATAATTACAAAATCTTCCAAGTATCCAACTAACGGAGAACACGTTTTGTTCCAACATAGTTCTTTGTCCGAATTTGACTATATCATTAAATGGTATATTATTTTGATAATCCACAAACACTATCCTTCATTTTATATTTGTAATATTCTTCTAACCACGTAAAATTATTAATTAATTTTAATTTACTTGGTAAATCTTTACTTTCAGATCCGTATTCTTTTCCTGCTAACGCTCCTTTAATTGCATATTCACCATAAAGTTTATCTTTACCTACAGTGCACCATACATTTAATCTACTATCTGTTTCTTTATCATCACCTCTATCAATTACTTTACTACTTAATTTTACACACTCTCTAAATGCCGATTTAAAAGTATTAAACGCATTTGTATTGAATACGCTAATATTAGAAACTTGTTCCATTGCTCTAAATCTGTTACTAATACTAGTTGTCATATCTGTAGTATCTTCTTTCATTTCTAATGTTAATCTACGAGGTAAAAGTTTTACACCACCGTACCCATATTCTAAATTATTAATTGGATTTTTACTTCTCCAGACGTGTACTACATTTTCATTTCTTTTTTCAGGCATAAAATCAAAATTAAAATCATCTAATACTTTAGCATCACCATCAACGACCCAAAACATTTTTGTCAAACATTTACTTGCGGCTGTTTTATGTGCTTTATGAATTCCTTGTACACCATCTACCCGTTGAACTATAGGAAATCTTTTATATAATTCATTAAAGTGCTTGTCAGCATTAACTTCTTTATAGCTTATAAAAACAATATCATACATTATAGTTTCCTTTTTTTAAAAATTCTTGGACTATTCATATAAACAGATTTAAAAAACTTACTTTGTTCTGTAGACAAAGGTAATACAGGTAAATCTATTTCTTCTCTATTTCTAATTTCGTGTCCTAATTTTATTATTTCAGCCATTAATTCTACTTCATTTAACTTAGAATGTTTAGGCCCACTTTTTCTTAAATTATCTCCTCTTCCCATTTTGTTTGGGTGCCATTCAGATAAAAGATATTCAAAATCTCTTACTTGATTTATATCCCAGTCAGTACAAACAACTTTATGACAGCCCATTCTTGCTCCGTATATTGACCATAATCCATTTTCTACATCTGCACCTACAGACATCCACACTAACAATCTATGATAATTTTGCCACCACAACTCTTTTAATCTTGGAGCTCTAGCATTTCTGTCGATGCTCATTTTTACTCCTTCTCTAAAACCTGATCTCCAGGCTTGTAAAGGACTAGCATTAATATAACTTGTAGAATAATTTTCATTAAACTGATAATAGTTTGGAAAATGACAAAACTCTACTGAATTTTTATCTTTACCATCATGGTTTTCATGAGTTTTCATATTTTTAACAAAGTCTTTTGTCCATAATTTTAAACTACCATTGCCATATTTTAACCCATTTAAGTTAATATTGCCACACCAGCTAAACATATACGTATTGTCGACGCCTAATGCTTTTAAATCTATTTCTACATCAAGAAAATCTTTATCTACAATAGTATCACCGTCTATTGTAACAAATCTTTCTGCATCAGATACATCTGCACAGGCTTTATGAGCCGCATCTAATCCTTGTACACCATGAACTCTTTTAGCCCAAGGAAATTTTTTCTTTAAATCCGCATAATTTCTTTCAGCATTAGGTTCGTCATAGCTTAAAAATACTAAATCAGAATCTTGAATTTTAATTCTATCCATTAACTACCTCATAACTATAATCATAAAGTTTTCTACAATACAAAGAAGGGACATTATTACTTTTATGTTCTATTGTAAGTGTTTTTTGTTTAATTAAATTGTTTAAATTGACTGGTAATATATAATCTAATATATTAGCATCATCTTTTTTAGTAACATAAAAGTCTAAAACTATATCTTCCGACATATCTAAAGTATTTTGTATCTCTTGCCCCAAATTATCATTAATACCTATATTCCACTGTTTATTTTTCATATCTAGTTTAAATGAAATTTTATCATTTATATCATTAGACTCTATTTTGTATACATTTCTATTTTCTGTCTTTTTAGAAGACGTAACTTCATACGCTATCCCATCCATATCAGTTTTAGATTTAACAATATACTTTCCGTCTTGTAAAATTATAACGTATTGCGATAAATTTTTTACTCCATTAGCAATATCATGTCCTAAAGACTCTGGAACTTCTACAGAATTTCCTTTTTTAATGACACTACAATTAAGAACTTGTCCAGTATCTTTATTAAAATTAAAATACCATTTTTGTTCTTTTATATCAGGCGTAAATGTTAAATCAGGTCTTTGCATTTATTCTCCAACTTATCAAATAGTTCATTTGTTAAAAATCCAGGATCTACATAATGAAATATTCCGTTTTGTTTATAATTTCCTATTTTTAAATTACAGTCATCATCAAAATAAGAGTTTACATAAGACATCCAAGCATTGGGTTTGTATTTCCAATTTTGTATATTTGGTTTCATATGTGTAAATGTTAAAAAATTTACTTTAGAAGTTATATTATTAGCATTATTAATTAATTGACTTGCTATTGCTACCGATAAATCCATACTACACCATCTTTGTGTATTCATAGGTGTATATCTTTTGTAATATATGTCATAATTTTTTATTATATGTTCTACTAAAGCAAAAAAATTAAAGTTATTTTTTGTTTTTCTAAAATAATGCATACCACAATATAAATTTGGTAAATTATTCTTTGTAAATGCTTTTCTATAAAAGTCTGATGATGCAATTTTGTTTTTATAAGTTTTTACTTGCGATGTAAAGTATAAATCAAAGTTATCTAAAAATTTCCACCGGTGATCCAGGTTTTCTAAGACCAACATATCAGCATCTAGTACTATTGTTTCATCATACGGTGATGCATTATAAATTTTACACCTATTTTCTACTTTCCAAATGCTTTCTTCCGCATAATCGTCCCCAGGTATACCTATAATACTATTAAAATACTTTTTTAACTCATCAGGTACATTAATATTAGTCATCAAACACACATTTGCATTTTTATTATGTAATTTTATACTCATAGACAATGCAACTGCTTGTTTAAAGTAGTCTGTGCTTTTATTCGACTGCACAAAAATAAGATACCCTTTATTTTTTATCATGTTGATCCTCCTTAATCCAGCGATCATACATTATTGCACGTCCCAACGCCAACTTATTCATAATATGTAAATTCATACCATTAATTTTACACGGATAATATTCTTTTGTATCAACTGACAACTTTAATTCCCAATCTCCATCAAAATGTATAACTTCATCTCTATCAGTTATGTAATACAACTTACTTGGTAGCTTCATGGGCCAATTAGTTTCTTGAAAATCATTAAACATATGAATAGCAATACTAAAGGAATGATCATTTCTGTAATTCTGTCCTATTATTTGATATGTGAATCTATAAAATGACCAATTATCTTTAATATGTTTAATTAATTCAAAGAACGTTTTCATTTTATCAGTCTTTTTAAAATAAAATACAGTAGCCCAATACATAGGAATACTAGGATCACTTACATCTACATCTAATAAATCCTCTCTATGTTGATAATTGATATATTCTGCATCTTTATTAATTAAAAAGTCCGCATTTGATTGAAAACATTTTAATAGATGATCATTACCTACAATATAATCTGTGTCCATAACAATAGTTTCATCGTAAGGTGTTAAATCATAACAATCAGGCCTTGAAAAGTTATGCCATAAAGCATTATATTTGTTTGTAGAACCGTCTAGAAATGATTTTGTTTGGTTTGTATTAGTGTTTTTAATAGGAATGATTTTGTCAAACAAGGAAATACTATCAGGAGGTACTTTATTTGATGTTACCAGACTTACTGGTATGTTTAAATGTTTTTTAATTTGTTCACAACAAAAGATTGCCTGCGATACATAATCTATTAGGCTATTGTTATGAGCAAATAGTAATACACCTTTAGTCATCCTTTAATATTTCCCCTTTTGACTTTTCTAACTTATTGTATTCTACCCAATAAGAATTAAGATTCCTTTGATATAAGTCGGAAATGTCGTCAAAAAAGTCCTGAACGTTATCTATTTTAACAGGAATTTTGTAATCATCTAATATAATAACGTCAATTTTGTTTAAATCTATTAATCCTTTACAATAGTTGATTAATGTTAAATCAACTGTAAATTGATGACCTTTAAGGAAATGAATATTAGAATCCACAAACTTTTCTTTCAGTATTCTAGTTTGGTTATTGTGGACTTTTAATCTATCCGCAAGTCGCAAGGTTTTTTGTTGTATTTCTTCCATACGTTTTCTTTGCGATTATAACAGGATTTATGAATTTAATCAAGTAGGATTTTGGTATTAAAGAGTGCTAGTTCCGTCAATTGCAAAACCTGGAGCAATACCAATTACATCAGTTTGTGCCAAACCATAATCAATTGTAGCTGTAGCATCGGCAACATTTTCGTCGATATTACCTCCTGCATCATCTGAATAGGTCATTGTGAACCAAATTTTATTAGTTCCATCTAGTTTGGCTTCGATTTTAAAATCGTTTGCTGAATATGATCCGCCTCCAGCATCTATTGCCGAAAATATATCTTGATAAGATGCTGTTAATTGATAATTTCCCATGCCAGTAGCTACTGTTCCTATCGGATTGCCTGAAGTTTGAGTTGTGCCATTAGCACCAAAACCTATAGTACCACAACTTGACAACATAGTATTCCAATCGTTGTCTTTTGCACTACCCGTATTCACACTTCCTGATATTCTTATTGTACCTCCTGAATTAAAAAAGTATCTTCTAGCATCTTCATCAGTAAATGTAACAGTAAAAACGTGGACAATTGTACCATTCCAAGACGAGCTTCTAGTTTTAGTAGCCGCCGAGGCGTTTACTGCTATTTGATTTACGTGAGCTGTAAGTCTATTTGTTGATATGTTTGTTGCAAGTGCTTCGTATTGATCCCAACCTTTATAATTTGTTTGATCGTCGTCTGTAACTAAATCTGTAGTAAGAACTTCTTGAAGTTGCCCTGCTGTTGGATTGCCACCATTTTGGTGTTTGTAACATTTTCTAATATCTTCGTAAATGTTATTGATATGACTTGCTTGGACTAGATTTCCTGATGATACCGTAGAACTTGTTAAAGTTTGTCCGTAACCAGAATCGCCTGCTCCTGTTGATAAAACAGAAAACACGCTTTGTCTTAAATTATTGTATCTTTCAGCTGTTACTAGTGCCATTTGTATTCCTTTGAATTATTTACACTTTTAAAACGCACTGGACTAGTTTTTCTGATATCTCTTGATTGGTTTCTAAAGCAATTCCTATTACATTACCAGGGGTTCCATGACCAATTCCTACGCCATTTTCGCCAGAATAGACTTTATCTCCTTTGGAGATAGCGCCTAAAACTCTAACAGGTACCTTACCAACAAAAGCAACAGCTTGTCCTGTGCCTTCACTATTCATTAAGTATGCTGGATTTTCGGAAATAACACCCATTGGGCTTGAACCATCATCTGCTGTTACTTCTTTATCTCCTCCTACTCTCATAACTGTACCTACTGAATATTCTTCGTCAGTTTCATAAATTTCTGCCAAATCAGCATATTGAGCCTTTGTCGCTGTACCATCAAAAAGATTTGCAGTAATATTACCACTGACATCTCTTAATGCTGTTGTAGATGCACTTGCCGTAGTTGCTCCTGCATATGTTGAATTATTAAAATAAATTCCTGATGCCGAATCTGCATTTCCTTTGAAACTTGTTGCATGGACTTCAAACCATTTATCTGCCGCATCACCTAAATTTCTATTTCCAGTTCCTGGATTAATACCTGTAGTTGTTACTTCTGCAATTGTAGTAACTTGTCCAGTAACATTTACTTTTAAATCTATTTTTGATCCTACTTCGTTTGATATATTAGCTTCATTACCGTTTACAATTGATACTCTAAGGTCATTACTATCACCTACTGTAAAACCAGCATCTACAAAAGATGCAATTCCACTAAAAGTTGTTGTTCCACTACCGGTAGTTAGATAATCGCTGGCAAGTTTTCCACCTAATCTTAAAGAGTTAGATGCACTACCCCAGAAATAATGATCTGTTGATGTAGTACCGTTTGTAGCGTCTTTTGTGTCTACAAGAGTAATTCCTTTTCTAATTTTATCAAAACCTGTAATTAAATTATTTGGATCTGAAGTACCTAGTGTAAATTCTGTTTGACTTATAGCAATTATTGTTTTGTCATTAACAACACCTTCTATAATTAAATGATTTGCGTTTAATGTATCTTTAACAGTTCTACTTTTGAACTGAGTAACAACTGATCCTACACCTTGTGGACCTACTAAAACAAATCCTGCTCCGTTCCAAGCATATAATTGATCATTTCCAGTATCCCACCAAAAATCTCCAGTAGTTAAACCTGTAGGAGCTGAGGCATCTACTTCTGCTCCACCTGTTGTTCTAAATTTTGTACCATCATAAAACTTTAATTTGCTATTTGCACTATCAAACCAAAGTTGTCCACTAACCGCTTTTGATGGTGAAGTCGCTCCTGAGAAGTTTTCCAACATATGTAAGAAGTTCTCATTTTGAATTTCACCGTATCCAGCGTAGTTTTTACCTATAAATTTGATGTCTGTAGTCTGGTCTATAGTACCATCTGCTACAGTTGTAAGTAAAGTCCCGTCGTATTTGTTAACTAAATATGCCATTTTAAATATTTATCCTTTTTTACGTAGAGTGTGTAAGTGTTCTATCGTATTCCCATGCTCCTGTGCCATTACCATTAGGGTCATTAACTATAAACTGTAATAAAGCTCTTGTTGGTGTAAATCCTATGTTTCCTGAAGCAGTTGAAAATGTAATATCTTCTACAACTTGTTTATTTGCGTTACCTACAACAGGTGTTCTTTCAATTGTTCCACTATTAGCATTATAATTACCACCTGCAAAGTTTAATCCTGTAGTAGCACTACTATCTAAATCAATAGTCAGTGAAATGTAATTAGGTGCTTCTGCAATAAATTCTGCCGCTATTACAGTATAATTACCATCAATGTTTGCAACAGGGCCCGCTCCAAACGTTGTTCCTGTAACTACAACTGCCTGACCTGCCTCATAATAGTGAGAGACTGTCATAGTAAGTTTAGTTGTTTGTAACAAACTATTATCATCTACTCCTGTTACAACTGCATTAATAGTTCTTTGTGCGGCTGTAACTGTTTGATCAACTGGTGAATAGTCTATTAATTTTACACCTTCTACATTAATACCCGATACTGCTCCGCCTGATCCATAATCAACTGTACGAACTCTTGCTAATACTCCATGAGATTTAGATCCAATTGGAACGGCATTAGCCGCCGTAACATTTGTGTTTAAAGGTGGTTCACCGTTTGGTTGAGCATAAGTGGCCCAAGCATTAGGGTTACTCAATGCTGAATATCCTTTTGCAGGATATAAATCTTCTAATACTTTACATATCCAATTCCATAAAGTAGTTCCTGAACCTTGTCCAGAAATATCTAATTCTATTCCAACAGATACACTTCCGTCTACATATGCTTTAGTTACTGCATCGGATGGATCTGCTGGTGTGCCAAGTCCTGTAATTCTTTGGCTATCCATAATTGTAATAGGTTGAGGACTTTTAAGTTGAATTTTGTTTGATGCATTACTACTATCTGCTTCAATAGTTAAACCATCTATTATTATTTCATCAACTTGAAGTGCAGTTAACGTTCCTAAATTTGTTAAAGATGAATTTGCTACTTGAGATCCTAATGTAGTTTCTGATAATACAATATTTGTATTAACTTTAAATGTTTTTCCTACTGCTAAATCTATATTTTCTGTTGACGTCCAACTATCTGTACCATCTGACCAAATAAATTGTTTATCACCTCCAGTGGATTTAAGAATTATTCCACCTTCATTTGCCGCAGTGTCATCTCCAAAAACTCCTGCATCATCTATTGCTAATTCAATATTTTTATCTTTAACTTGTAAATTAGTAACAGAAATATTAGTTTGTGTTCCGCTTACTGTTAGGTTTCCTGAAATGTTTACGTCACCACCTACGTCAAGTGTTTTAGTTGGCGTTGCTTGAAATATTCCTACATAGCTATTTGTGGCATCTACTTTAATTGCAGATGTTGATGTAGGATTACGTACTTTAAAATTAAAATCTTGATTAGTTAATACGTTTTCTATAGTAAATGCGTTTAAATCAAATTTTAATTGAGTGTTATTGTTTAAACCAACAATAACTCCTGCATTATTTTGAACAGTTATTGAACCTGTTGTTGTATCATCAACATCTGCAAACAAATATTGATCACCGGTTCTTGCTGTACCTGCCGCATTAGTTAAATTTTGTGCTTTAGAAACTACGCCTCTATATATAAAAGAATCTTGTACAGCATTAAAGCCTTTGTATATTGCACCATTAGGATTAGTACTTGCATTAACTAGTTCTGTTATTTGTTGTGTTGGTACTGGTGTAAAATCTACATTAGCCCAAGCACCTACAAGTGAACCTTGAATAGAAAACTTAATAACAGTTCTTGTTTGATTTTGTGTATCTAAAACTGATATTACTTCCCAACCCGATGTACCTTGTGCAAGTGAATAATCTGGACCAACTAATTTAAGAGCTGTTCCATCAAAGAAATACATTTGTTGCTTAGAACTATCAATCCATAGATCACCTGCAATCATATTAGGTTGTGTAGTTGCAACAGTTGTTCCACCACCGGATACAAAAGCTGTTCCATTATAAATTTTTAATTTATTTTCTGAAGAGTCATACCAAAGTTGTCCTTTGATAGGATTTGCAGGAGCAGTTGTATTAGCAAAATTTTCTAATACTTTGATAAAGTTTTCATTTAATACTTCACCAAAGCCAGTATAATTTCTGCCAATTAAAGTTAAGTCGCTAGATGTAGTATCGATTTGACCATCGATTAGATCTACTAATAAACTTCCATCTGTTTTATTAAGTTTATACCCCATCCTAAACTCCTGTAAAAATTATATAGTTAATTGTTAAGTATGGATTCATAACACTAAACGACTGTCCTACAGTTCCATCTACTCCGCCTGAATTAGGCATTGCTTGAGCTGTATTAGAACCTGTTGGTCCGTCATATACAATTACTGCTGGATCTGAAGGCGTTGCTGTTATATTTCTAATTCCATAAAATTGATCATTATTAGTTGATTTCATATCGTGTTGGTGATCTGGTAAATTATCAGAAATAAGTGTTTTTGTTTCAGTACCACTGTATCCTGCTAAATTATCTGCTGTCATATCAGTTACACGCCCAGCACTTGTACCACCCATGTTATCTGCACCTAATGGGAATCTTCCTCTTAAATCTGGAACTTTAAACAAACTAGCATTACTAGGTGTTCCAAATTGAGTTCCTATTACTGCATATAAAGATGCATATGTTGATCTAGAAATTTCGTTACCATCACATAATACCCAACCTGTTGGAGCATTAGCTCCTCCGTAAGACATAATAGATCCTACTGGTGGTGTTGCTACAAAAGATAAAAATTGATCTGCTGAAATTTTATAGACACCTGTTGATCCTGTAGTTCGATTAATTATAATTTCATCTGTTGATTGTGGTGTAGTTGTTAATGTTTTATCTGCAATAAAACTATTGCTTACTGTAGTATTAAAAGTTTTTGTAGTTCCACCTGTTTGACCATCAAAAGATAATGATGTTGCTGAAACATCTCCAGTCATTGCAAAAGTAGTTGCTGTAGATAATTTATTAGATGAACCTGCAGTTCCGCTAACTGTACCACTAACGTTACCTGTAAAATTTCCTACAAAATTATTAGCATAAACATTTAAATATTGATTGTTAGTTGCTCCTAAACTATCTGTATTATTAGCAGTTGGTACAATTGAACCTGCTGTAACTCCTCCTGCAACATTAAGATCAGTACCTACGTAAAGACTTTTGGCAACACCGGCTCCTCCTTTAACAATTAAAGAACCTGTTCCTATTGACGTTGCATCTGTAGTACCATCTGCAAGTACATTAGCACTTGATTTAATATTACCTATTACATCTAATGCTTCTGTTGGAGCTAAATTATTAATTCCTACGTTAGAAGAAGAGTCTAATCTCATTATAGCAGTTGTTGTGCCTTGATTATTAACTCTAAAATCTATATGTGAACCTGATGTTTTATGTTCTACTATTCCTGCTTGTCCTTCAACTCCTACAGAAAACGTTCCGCTAGAGCCTACTTCAATTCCTGAATCATTTTTAACTTTAAGTTGGAAATTTGCAATATTAGTTGTGTCCGCTCTTAAAAAATTACTTGCGGCAACTGATGTTGTACCTACTATAAGATTTTCTGCCTTCTCGGCAGTTCCATAAAATTTTCCTACACCTGCACCTGTAATATCTGCTGTACTTAAATTGAATCCTGGAAATACCATTGAAAATCCAGTAATAGTTGACTTAGGTGTAAATGAATCTGTTGCTATAATGGCAATTGGTTTAGCATTAACTTCTAATTGTACAACTGTATGTGAAACGTCATCGGTACCTGTAATAGTTAAAGGTTTTGCTCCTGTTGATAAACCTGAACTATAATCTGGACCTATTAAAATCCAACCTGTTCCTGTAAAAAGATATAATTGTTGATTATCTGTATCAACCCAAAGATCGCCTGTAATACTTTCACTAGCCGCTGGTTGGTTTAATGCTTTTTTTAAACCTCCACTTGCTACCCAATTAGTTCCATCATAAACTTTTAATTGATTAGTTCCAACTGTAGTATCAAACCATAATTGACCTTCGATAGGTCTTACTGGAGCAGAACTTTTTGCAAAATTTTCTAATAAATGTAAAAAGTTTTCAGCTATTACAGTTCCATATGAAGTCGTGGATTTTCCCGGTAACGATATACTCGTTTCTTGATTGACCGTATTATCTTCTACAGTAATACTGCCTTTGCTTACGCTATCAGAAAAATTAACAGTATATGACATCTATTACCCCTCGTTAAATCCTGTCAAACTTTGTACTCTAACAGTATAATCTATTTGGATTAATCTGTTTAAACTTTTTTGGACAGGATGGAATATTACATGAGTAAGTAGATTTCCAGTACCACTAGGGGAGTAACTTACTAAACCTAATTCGTCAAATACGTATAATCCGTCTACATTACTAGAATTATCTACTGCATCTTGTCCACTTGGTTCACCATAATCTAACAAACAAGTAA